CCACAGTTGAAGACATAGCAACATTGTGGAGACCGCTTACGGCGGATGAGACAACCAGAGCAGAGGCATTATTGCCACTTGTATCTGATGAATTGCGTGTAATTGCCTCACGAATTGGCAAGGATATGGATCAGATGGTTGCCGACTCAGATCCGTATGCCTCAGTTACGAAAGTGGTTACGGTTGATGTGGTATGTCGTGTGTTGCGGCAAAACACAGAGGGTGAAGCAATGAGCCAAGAATCTCAGTCGGCGTTGGGCTATTCGTGGAGTGGTACATATGCCATTCCCGGAGGCGGTATTGCAAATGCAATTATGAACAACGATTTGAAAAAACTTGGTTTATTAGCACAGACATTTGGAGTTGCATACACATGGCAAGGATCAAAGGAACAACCGTAACTTTATACGAAACAACTCAGACCGGTACAGACCCTTTTGGGGCACCGATTCTGGAAGAAAACCCCATTGTGGTTGATAACGTACTTGTTGCAGAGCCTTCCACAGAAGATGTGACAGATTCTATCTCCCTTTATGGGAAAAAGATTGCTTACACATTGGGCATCCCCAAAGGTGACACACATGATTGGGTGAATAAGAGGGTGGAATGGACGGACGCATACGGACATACCTACAAAGTTAAGACATTCGGATATCCGGTAACAGGGATAGAAGCAAATATACCCGGTCAATGGCACATGAAAGTCAAGTGTGAAGCATATGGGTAAGGTTAGATTTAAATTAAACCTAAAAGGTTTAAATGATTTAATGAAATCCGCAGAGATGCAAAGCGCATTGTTGGAAGCAGGGCAGGCGGTGGCAAACTCAGCCGGTAGTGATTATGCGGCAGAGGTACACAAAGCAGATTACATTGCAATATCCAATGTATACCCGGACAGTAACCGTGCGGCACATGAGAATTTCAAGGAAAACACGCTATTGAAAGCGGTTGGATCGGTAGGGTTGAAGCAAACGAAATGATTGAAACAACTATACGCCAATATCTATTGGAACAACTTGAATATCCGATATGGACGGAAATCCCCGAAGATAAACCAGAGAGGTTTTATATTCTGGAAAAGACAGGGGGCGGAAAAACTAACCATATTGATGAGGCATCAATTGTAATACAGTCGTATGCCCCATCTATGCATGAGGCGGCGTTGATGAATGAAACCGTGAAAAGCGCAATGGAGAATATGATTACCCTTGATTCTATATCACGGGTGTATATCAATTCTGATTATAACTTCACAGACCCATCAACAATGCAATACAGGTATCAGGCAAATTTCATCATCACCTATTATGAAGGGAGTTAAAAATGGCTAATACTGCAACTAATGTATCTACAGGCAAACCGAAGGTTGCCGGTGGTGTATGGGTTGCCCCCTTGGGAACCACATTACCCACAGATGCCACAACGGCACTTGATCCGGCTTTTACCTGCCTTGGCTATGTGTCAGAGGATGGCTTGGAGAATTCCAATGAAATGGACGTTTCAAGCATCAAGGCATGGGGCGGCATGATCGTGTATAGATCACTCAATGAGTTAGATGATTCGTTTAGTCTTGCACTTATCGAATCCGAGAATGTGGACGTGCTGAAGACTGTATACGGTGCAGACAATGTGACCGTGGATTCACAGACCGGCAATGCCACAGTTAACATCATTGCGGAAGACCCTACAGAGCAAGTTTGGGTATTCGAACTTGCACTCAGAGGTGGCAAGGCAAAGCGCATTGTTGTACCGGACGGTGCTATCACATCCCGTGAAGCAATAACCTACAACGATTCTGATCCAATAGCATACGGCATCACAGTTAGTGCATACCCGGATGCTAACAACAAGACTCATACAGAGTATCTGGAAGGTTAAGGGGGCATTATGGTCAAGGGGAAAACCAAAAGTGGCATTAAGTTTGAAATCGATGAGCGTATAAAGGATGATGCGAGGGCGTTGTACTATCTCACAGCGTTACAAAAGCCAGACATAGAACCTATGGTGGCATCGAAACAAATATTCAATCTATTTGAATTGATGTTCGGTAGTGACGATGGGATTATAAATTTCATGAACGCAGTTGCAGAATCTAACAATGGCGTGTGTGATACAAAAACAATGCTTACTGAATTGACAGATATGATGGAGTCCATAGACGCAAAAAAATCTTGATCCTTGCAAGTGTTATCGCATCTTGTGAGGATGAGTTTATATGCGATATGACTGAGACATATGGTATCTATGACTACAAGGGGTTGCCACCAATGACGTGTGCAACCCTTTGTTGTGGTCTCCCGGATGATTCCAGAGTGAAACGGAAATTAAGCAACATGAAGTTGTCACTAACAGAAATGTTGTTGGCACTCATAGTTGATGGAATAAATACACTTATTTGGCAACCTACAAAAGACGGTAGGAAGGGCAGGAACAAACCCGAATCCCTTTTTAAGAAGCTGATGGGGTTGGATAAGAAACCCAAGGACGAGTTGCAGGCATTTGATGATGCAGATGCCTTTGATGCTTGGTATAGGAGCAAACATGAGTGACATAGGTAAGGCTTATGTGCAAATAGAGCCTACGGCAAAAGGTATATCAAAGAAAGTTGAAGCCGAATTAGGTGAAGCAGGTGCATCCGGGGGTAAATCCTTTTCAAAAGGTTTTGCCTCCGTAATCGGGAATGGTGGCAAAGCAATGGCAGGTGTTGCGGTGGCAGGTGCCACAGCCGTTGCCGGTCTAACTTCTGCATTGGTGAATGGCGCAAGCGGTGTTGCTCAGTATGGTGACAATATTGATAAGATGTCACAGAAGATGGGTTTATCTGCTGAATCTTATCAGGAATGGGATGCCGTGATGCAACATTCTGGCACTTCCATGGAGACCATGAAGGCATCTATGAAAACCCTTGCAAGTGCGGCAGAGACTGGCAAGGATGCATTTGATGCACTTGGTATCTCACAGGAAGAACTTGCGAATATGTCGCAGGAACAATTGTTTGAAGCCACAATTGCCGGGTTGCAGAATGTAGAAGACACCACACAGAGAACATACTTAGCCGGGCAATTACTTGGCAGAGGTGCAACCGAATTGGGTGCATTGCTCAATACATCCGCAGAAGATACCCAAGCCATGAGGGATCGTGTGCGTGAATTGGGCGGTGTTATGAGTGGTGATGCGGTTAAAGCATCCGCACAATTTCAAGACCAATTGCAGGATATGCAGACAGCTTTTCAAGGCATATCCCGTAATATGTTATCTGAATTTCTGCCCAACATCACACAAGTAATGTCCGGGCTTACTGAAATATTTAGTGGTAATGATGGAATAGGACAGATCACCGAGGGAATCAACGGTATCGCAACAAGCGTTACGCAGGCATTGCCCAAATTGATGGAAGTAGGCACCGAGATTGTCAAAGCCATTGCAGATGCCCTTATCACTAATTTGCCATCTATTATGCAGACAGGCACACAAGTATTATTGGAACTTGTTAATGCCATTGTGACAGCATTGCCGCAGATTGTTGAAGTGGGTATACAGATTCTTGCACAACTAATAGAGGGCATAACTCAGGCACTTCCAACTTTAATTCCTGCAATTATTCAAGCCATAGCACAGATCACCCAGACATTTTTTGATAATCTGCCTATGCTTATTGAAGCAGGCATACAGATTGTTAATGGTCTAATACTTGGGTTAGTGCAAGCGTTGCCCATGCTTATTGAGCAATTGCCTACTATTATACAAAGCGTAATAAATGCAATTGTTACGGCGTTACCATTGCTGATAGAAGGTATGATACAGTTGGTAACAGGCATAGTTGCGGCGTTACCTCAGATAATCCAGGCACTAATTGACGCATTACCTCAGATAATAAATGCAATAGTGCAAGGGTTTATAACAGGATTACCGGCACTTATTGAAGGTGCCATAATGCTTGTGACTCTATTGGTTGCCAATCTTCCAACAATTATCATGGGACTAATACAGGCAATACCCCAGATTATAACAAGCATAGTACAGACGATAATTGCAAATGCGCCTATGTTCATTACGGCGTTACAGACTATCGGCACACAGATCATGACGTTTATAACCACGTTTGGCGGTCAGGCGTTAACCAATATCGGAACATTCTTCACAAACCTAATCACCAACATAACAACATGGCTTTCACAGTTGCCGCCTAAGATGGCATATTTTGCCGGTGAGATGCTTGCCAAGTTTGTGAACGGTATCATCAATCTCCCCAACAAGTTGCAGGAAATCTGGACAAAGATACTCACGGCGGTAATGAATTTTGCTACTAAGTTTGTCACCGAGGGTGCAAACATGGCGAAAGAGTTTGCCCAGAGACTTATTGACGGACTAAAGGAATTGCCGGGTAAAGTGCTTGAAATCGGTGGACAGATTGTTGAAGGCTTGAAAAACGGTATATCAAGCGCATGGAGTAGTCTGACGGGGTTTGTTGGGGAACTTGCAGGGAATCTTGTTAAGGGATTCAAGGACAACTTGAAAATCGGTTCACCCTCAAAGGTATTCAGAGACGAGGTTGGTCGGTGGATTCCTGCCGGTATCGCAGAGGGCATCACCAATGGTATGGGTGCCTTAAATGATGCGGTGAACATAGCCACAGGCGAGATTATCCCCAACTATGGGATATCACAATATACACCAAGCACAGAGCAGACCGTGAGTGATAACAGCATCTTGGCACTCCTCACACAGTATTTGCCGATTATTGCAAGCGGTGAGAATGTCAATGTGTCACTTGATGTAGACAATGACAGACTGTTTAGGATCATTCAGACAGAGCAGAGACGTAACACACAGTTGGTAGGTACATATGCATAGGATAATGGTTGGCACAACCGAAATCACGGATTATATAGTAGATGGCACCTATGAGATGGATGCCGAGGACACATACGAATCGTGGAAAGACGGAAACGCAAGGCAACACAGGGTTATTATCACATCCAAGGTGTCAGGATCGTTTGATGTGGCTTGTGCCAATGAGACTATATCACTTGCGGATTTCAACAATATTTTTTCCAATGCCGCAACAAGCGGTCATGTGATTATGAATGTCTATGTAACTAATCAGGGCACAACCAAAGCTATCACGGCATATTACCATCTGAAAAACAAGGATCACATACTAAGGGCAGATGGAACATACATTGATGTGGTTACGGTTGAGGTTGAGGAGCAATGATTGACGTACCTGTACTTGCCAAAGACGCACTCCGAGAGGGTGATACCAGAAAAGAATATAGGTTTATTGTTTATCAGACGGATGGTGAGACCGTAGATTTTACCATTGACAATGATACCTTAGTCTATGAGTCAGTCAAGTTTGATGAACGTATGTGTTCTGACACCAACTTGAAGTTTGGGTTATGCGAGGGAACTTCCTTGGAGTTTCAAGCATTTAATATACCGAACATCACAGGCAGGCGCATAAATGCTAATGTGCTTGTGTACTATGATTACAACGTATCCGGTGAGTTAGAAAACAATGTCAATATAACCGTACAGTATACAGGCAATTACAGACTCTATAATGATTCCCATAACACAGGATTCAACATAGTTATAACATCGGTTGGTGGTGGTAGCAGGTTTATTAGTGTGCCTGCTGATGCGTCACAAACTACCACGGAGTATTACATTGACCTTGTGGAGGGTGAGCAAGTCCATATCAGCAATTCGGATTATCCCTTGCAATATGAAGCAGGAGGGGCAACATCAACCACTATTCCAATGGGATGGTTTACTGTCAATGAGACTTCACGACAGGCAAGCACCGGAATACTGAAAATCACGGCGTACAACAAGTTACAGTCAACATATCTGGATGCAAGCGCAAATCTGATAATAAACGAGACATTCGGTGACGTTGAAACAGTATTGGTTACGGATATTATAGACGTGTTACTGAAAAAGTATGCGGTTGATACTTCTGTTACAAGCACAGAGGGCATAAGTACAGAGGTTGATACCGGTATGTGGAATCCTACTTCATACAAGTATGCTAATCTGTACGGTGACAGGGGATTTTTTAGTGCAGGTGTTATTGAGCAAGGATTTAAGGCAAGCGGTAAGACGTTTACAACATCTTCCAATACCAAAATGTATGTGCATTGTAGATGGGTGGAATATTCATTCAGTCAGTACAGTACATACGATTATCCCGTGAGGATGCGTTTTGCAGATGATATGGATGCGCTTGATACCGAGATTGCCACACTTGTTAATGAGAGTATCAGACAGAATCTATCAAATCCCGAAGCCATAATAAGTGCAATTATGACGCATGATTGGAGACCGTCTTATGTTCCTGTAACGACTCCATACCGTGAGGGTTGGTATCTTCATGCAGAAGTGTT